CGAACCCAGCCATATCATTCCTAGCCATACTCATTAATTTGAAAGGATCTCCTAGTTTTCCAAATTGACCCCCTAATACTTGTAGTTGAGCTGCGGCTTCAATTGCACCCTCTGGTCTAAAAACTTTTTCTGCGAATCCAGCAATAGATTCCATATTCGTCATTAACCTTTGGGCCTCTCCAGTTATTTTTGTAATGTCTGCAATACCATTCTTAAATCTAAATCTTGAGGCTAGTTGGTAATTTTTTCTAAAGTTTTTACTAAACTCTTCTGCGTTTAATCCAATTTTACCAGCGTAATTATAAACCCCCTCAACTAAATTCATCGACTGCTCCATATTATATCCGAATTTATTTAACTCACCTATAATATCACCAACATCAGGTATTAGTTTTACCATACCAGATATCGACTCAAAATTCTTTGTAGATGCTAATAAATTTCTTCCAGTTACCCTTGCTATATCTTTTTGTACCTTTGCCATTTCAGCAACCGTAACCCCAAACCTAGCGGCATACTGGGAAGCGTCAAATAAATTTTCTCTAAGAAGTTCTGCAGAGCCTGCAGATAGTCCTAATGATTGTGTTGTTAGTCTAACCCCTTTATCAATCTCTAAATAAAACGATTTAAGTTTTTTTACGTTGAATAGTTCTTTGTTTAATGAAATAACTTGTTTCTTAAATTCGTTACCCATTGTCTTTCTAAGACTAAGTGTCTTTTTTAACTCGTCTTTCTCCTTTTTTTGTATATCAACAGTACGTTCATTTTCTGCATTAAATTCTTTTAGAAAACGAACTTCTTTTTTAATTTCTTTTTGTCTTTTTTTATTAGCTGTTGCCCTTTCTTTGTCTAATTTTGCTATTTCTTTTTTGGTATCAGCTACAAGTTTTTCAGTACCAGCTATCACTTCTTCGACTGCCAATAATTGTTGTCTCGCCTTAAGGTGTTCTTTTACTCCATTGTTTACCCTTCTTTGGTTGTCTATCATCCATTGAAGTAGTCCTCGTTGTTGTTCAAGTTCCTTTATTCTATCCGCGCCTGTACCTCCTTCTGCCATTTTTTATTATTTTCTTTCTATTTTATCGACTGTTATATTTAATTTACCTAATGATTTGTCACCAGATAAAACTTCTATTTGGTATGGTTTTTTGAAAATTACTTCATTAACATCATCATCAAATAAAAATTTTATGTTTTCTGAATCAAAATTTTGTTCTAAAAAGTCACTACTGTTTATTCTTTGTATCTTAAAACCATTAAATAACATTTCAACAACATAAACATACTCTTTATATGCTTTGAGTCTATTGGTTTGTGTATTACTTATTAAATAGTTAACAGGTTCAACATCTATGGTCATTGTTACCCAAAATCTTTTTCCTTTATCTCCATAGTTTGACCCAGCTTTTGGAAAGATATATGAATCTTCTTCGGTTTTTACCACTTTACCGTCTTTGTCAGTTTTTGTCGGACCACTAACTTTATTGTTACCTTTGTTCACAAATTTAGAATCTACATCAAGTATTGTTACGTCATTACTACCAGCGTCTTTACCTTCCACTTTAACCGTACAAGGATAGGTTCTTCCAATGTACACTTCATCCTGTCCTTTTGCTAAAGTTATTGTTATTCCGACTTGTTTTTTGGTTTCTTCTTCTTTTAGTATTAAATTACCATAACTTATATTATATTGTGGGTAATCCTTTTTTATCTGACCAAGGAATGCGTTTAGATACACAGCAAACCTAATCATTTCTATGTCTTTAATTGATTTACCCGCCTCTTTGAAAATGTTTTGTATTTTAGGTTTTATTATTTTTAGTAGATTTTGTGTTTCTTTTTTTATTTGTGTATCTAAGACACCAATCATTTTACTATCCTTTTTCTGTGCTTTTTTTGCGGCTTTTAATTTCATCAGTTGGGTTAGCGTTTCTTTATATCCTTCAAATAGTATGTCTTTAGTTGTCATAAAGTGGTCTACAACTACCCCATCGCCTTCCCATTTAGTCGCTTGGTCTGTAAAATTTATTTTATATTCTGGAAATTCTTTTTTTAATCTTCTTAATACTGGGCGTATATTCTTCCTAAAATAGATAACTAGTGGATTTTTAGAATCTAATTTTATACCTACTTTAGAGAAAAGGTCCACTATTTTTTGGTTTCTATTTGTAGTTTCAGTGTCCCCTGTTAGTGTTTCGTCATTTTTAGTTTCACCAACCTCAACACTATCTATTAATATAGTGTTTGTCGATGCGATGTATTCCGCGTCTTTTGTTGTATGACTGGTATCCGCCAAAATCTTAGTTTCCCCGACTATAACATCTTCTAAAAATGAGTAAGTGAATCCAAAAGGTCCTGTATCGTCAAAATATTTCCACACTACATGATTTACATAACCTTGTGAAATTGGTGTATTACCTATTAATTCTCTAGCTTTTTTTGTCCCTAATCTAGCGTCTACAGCACTTGTTGCTGCAGCATTTACGTCAATCCCACCTGATGTTACTCCATCATTAGGGTCTAATTTCCAATTATTAGAACCAGAGTTACCACCAAATAAACTACGTGCCATTGTATCACCAGCCTCAAGTCCTGTAGCCAAATAATCAGCCACACTATCGTCATACCCTTGTTCAGTGATTAATTTGGGTTTTATTCCCATTAACTCTTTAATACGTTTATGTTGTCTTTCTTCAGTTTTCAAGATACTATTGTTTTATTATAAATATCTAACATAAAAAAAAGAGGTGTTATCACCTCTTTGATTTAGCCTTTCTTTCGGCCGCCTTATGTGCTTTCTGTTTTTCTTCTAGTTCTCTTGTTAACTCACCTATATAAATAGTCCTTTCATATACTGGCATTACCATCACATCCGCTCGAGAAAACCCACAGTGTTTTACTAAGATATATATTTGTTTATATAACTCGGCTTTATAGTCTGATGTTAGGCCAAAAAAATTGGACTGTAATTGGAACGAGACTGCGAAACACCGCACCCGAAGGAGACTCCACGTCTGCCCTCAGGTCTATACCAGGTTCAATCTCATCTATATACTTTCTCAAGTCTAGTGAGTCTCCCGCTGGAAGGTAGTTAACGAATTGCTCGATATAACTTTTATCTCTATTACCATCTACTTCCACAATCTGTGTAACTAATCTATTTGTTAATAGTTTAGAAACTTGTGTTTTTAATAGTTTTTTTCTTTTTTCCTCGGATTTAATTAAGTTTTCTTCATCTTGTGAAGTTAACAACCTAAACTTAATATCTTTTTTACTTCTTGTTAATTTGAATTCAAATAGACCTTCTTCATTTGGAGAAGCTCCTATCTCTTTCATTGGGAGTGTTGAAAGGTCTACCTCTGTTTCAAATTCTTCACCAGTATCTGGATCCGTTAATTTAACTGGGTACATTTCACCGTATGATGTTGATCTAAGAAACACCATAATAGCATTTCTGTCTCCCACTAATAAGTCTTTAGCTTTTAATTTATCGTCTTTAATTTTACGTTCAAGTAAAACATCTAGAACTTTCCCTGATTGTACTAGGTTCGGTGAGGTTAGGATATTTTCGTCTTCGGCAGTCATATACTCAATCTTAAGTGAACCATCTGAATCAGGATATAATAATCCTTTAGAGGGTAACTCTATGACATCAAAAGGGACTGTGAAAACATTATTTTCTTTTTTTTCTGACATAACTTTTTTTTTTAACGCAGTTTTATTTAATAAAAATAATACAACATTTACTATTGTAAACAATTAAGGACCTAATTAGGCCCTTAATAAATTTAGTGTTTTTTGTTATAATGAATTAGTATTTTAAGATTGCTCTATCAAATCTTAAAGTAGCTGAAACATCCGCCAAATCATCACCACTGTAGTCTAAGTCACCAAAGTTAACATTAGTTAACATAGTTCCTCTTAACTCCCAGTTTTCAACGATTGCCCCTGTTGGGTCTAACATAAATAGGTCGACTTTTTTCTTGTAACCCGCAGCGTAACCCATTCTACCTGTTACTGATTCTGCGTGTAGTCTTACCCATTCCATTAATGCCTGAGACGATGATGGTGCAATAGGGTCTCTAAATGTAACATCAATTGTTTCCCACTGGAATTGTCCAGCTACAAATGTTTTTGTATTAAGGAATGGTATCTCAACCTCGTTAATTGTTATTGATGGTCTAGCAGCACTAGATACGATCCATTCTGCTATACCTAAGTCAGAAGGAAACTTCATTATAAACCGGTTTTTCCTTTTTGGTTCGTAAGGTACCGGCATTTTCATTAATAAATCTGCCATTTTTTAATTGTTTTTATTTTGTATTATATACAACTATAAATATACCAAAATATAAAATTATCTAAGTTGTATGTACTATTAATTTATTTTTTCCCTTTTCAGAGGTATCATAAACATAAAACTTAATGTCTGGATACTCTAAAGAAAGTTCTTTTTCTATTTTTTCTACCACTCCCTCGATGTTTTCGAGATCGTCATCACTAAAACCTATTGCCATTTTATTGTACGTATTTCTATCCATTTTTTCAAAAGACTTCTTAACATTCATAACAAAATTGTCTAAAGCATCTGTTTTACCCTTTTTAATGTCTGCAGTTCTATCTCTAAAAGACACAGGATAATAATAATTAGATTCTATGTATTTTTTTATAATATCTTCATCTTCACCACTAAAATCAAAGTTATCACCTATATTTTCCAACATTTCCTCTTTTTCTTCCGGACTAAAGGTTTCTTCTATAACCATTAAAATCCCTTTTTTGATAGTATCTGGAGATGTTGGTCTTGCTGTTATAATAGAAATTGTTTTAGCCTCTAAAAGCGCTTCCTTAAAATCATTAAAACTTGGAGCAAACTCTTTATTACTTAAACTTTCTTTGACGTTCTCTAAAAACAGATTGTCGTCGTCAAACTCTATAAAAGCTTCCCTTATATTATTATTAGGGTATCTGTAAGTTGGGTCATCTTTTTTTTCGGCGTATTCCCCTGTTGAAATTTTTATCTTTTTCCAGTTATCTCCGACCTTTTTTTCCATGTGTACCATAGTTGGCATATGGAGGATATTATCATCCCAGTCAAAGCTGTAGGCTCTCATTGTTATTTCAAATAATAATCTCCTACTCATAATCTTTAGCCTATATCATTAAATGAAACACTAGATGGTGTAATATTAAATTCTACCTCAATAAATTCTAATGTTTTAGTTGGTTTTACAAATATCTTACCTGTTAGTTTATTGGTGTCTAGTTCATTAATATCGTCACTTAGTCTTACTTGGAAGTCGGTAAGTCCTCTATCTCTTCTAACATCTTCAAGAATTGGATTTACAAGAGTTAAAAATTGTTGTCTTACTATTTCGTCATTTTGCTCAAACAGTAGTTGGATAGCTATGTCTTTGATTCTGGTTTTTAGATATAACATTAACCTTCTAACATTTACTCTATCTAATGCTGATAATGTTGTTTGTAATGTTTTCTGTCCCCATATAACAACCCCAACACCATTAAACGTTGCTATCGGATTAAGTCTAGCTTCATATAAATCATCTCTATTAATTTGTGTTAGTTTAATCCTAGCTCTATCCACATTCATTAAACCTCTACTATATCCTGCCGTTGCAAACCATGGGAAAGAAACATTATCCGTTCTAGCCATATTCCTAACCACTTCTGTTGTTGGTGGCATATATAATCTAACATTATTCTCAATGTCCTTATATCTAGGCCAAGGCCAGTATGTCGCCACATAACTACTATTTAACGCCGCGTTTTCTAAATTTGTTATCGCTCCATCAACTGTTTGGTTACTTGGATTTGAAGATGTTACTACATATAATGAGTCTCCTTTGTCGTTTTCTATCATTTGGATAGCTTTATTAACTAAGGTTAAATTATTAGTGTAATCAATACCAGGTGTAGTAAATAAACTACTTGGTGTTTCTTCAGGATTTGATAATTTTCTCATCGCATCATGATAAGCGTAGTAGTCGGTAACTTGACAACTTAAATTTGTGAAGTCTTGGTTATACCAAAATGCGTTATAGTTGGTTTTACCAATTATATCTAAATCTGTATTGGTTCTTCTTATTCTATATTCGTCCCAACCGTCATGTCCTCCATAAGGTAATACGGTAAACTTAAGATAATCTTTATCCGTATAGTAATTACCAACATCTCCAAGTAATGTATTCCCACTAGTATAGAAGTTATAAGAACCTACATTATATTGTACCACATCACTAGATGTTAATCCTGAAACTCTTTTATCGAAGTGGAATCCTTTTGTTTTACCTGTCCATAACGTACCATTTGCACCACATTTATATGGTGATGTTTGTGTTAGTGTACCATTTAATCCCTTATAATCAACATAGTCTTGGTCAATACCTGTCTTAGAAGACCAACCTAAATATGTCTTCTTTATGTCATCTGCTACAATATCATATCTTAAGTTATAGAATGGTTTAGCCGCTACATTACCGTACCAACCAGATGGTTCTGTTATGGTAGCCTCTAGTGGTGGACTCATATAAGTTGTATCTGAATATGTTGACCCACTGTAGTTTCTTATTAAATACCCCTCAAATCCTGATGGTAAGGCGTTTACTGGACAATTTTCATCAAATTCTAACATGATGTATTTTGATCTAACAGCATAATCACCATTTTCCGTACCTACTTTTTTACCTATATAGTTTTGACTTCCTGGGTCAAGAGTACATTGTGTGTAGGCTTCTAGTATCCTTTGGTTTGTGTCAGTATCTGAAAATTCTCTTACTGTTAGTGTAAAAGTTTTATTGTTAACGTCTATATCTTGGATTGATATTTTAACTGAGTTATTGGCTGTGTTTCCATCGGCAATTAAAATACCTCTAAATAATCTAAAAATACTTTCACCTCTTATTTCTGAAACAATGTATGGTGTTGCTGGTCCTTCAACCGCACCTAATGGTTGCCAATCTTCAGAATAATCAGAAAAGGATGCTCCAGCTGATATGTTACTACCTACTTGTCCAAACCTAAGATTTGTAAATGTAACGGCTGATGCTGCCAATTGTTTAAGTGTGTTAGGATAATTTTCTTCTACCCATAAATGAGTATTTTTGTCAAATTTTTGAGTACCTAACACTTTTGTTATATATTTTTGAGAGTTTTGGTCTAGGTTAACTTGGTAGTTGAAGTTACCTCCAACCGCATTTGTATATCCCGAAAGATAAAAATCTTGTTTGTAATTAGTAGTGTTTATATCAACAACCCTTGATTCTGGGCAATCTACAACAGTCCCATCACATACCGTATTCCTAATACCAAATGACGGTGAAGCAAAATCTGTAACCCCTGGAGGGTTCAAATCCCCCGCAACATTAGCGGAAAACACGTTACCCGCATATTTCGCTCTACTTCTTACTGTTGCAACTACCATGTCTTGAGATTGTCCACTCCATGTATAAACTGTACCAGAAGTTTGTGCTGTCCAACCTGTTGTCCCTCCACTATGGTATCCGACATGGTTTCCAAATTTCCAGTTAAATTCTACTGTGTATCCTGATGCTGGATACCCTATTGGTTGTATAGTTCTGGTACCATCATCCCCCGCATGTATTAATTTATCTGGGTCTAAAGGCGATTCTGTGTTGTCAGCTGGGTCGTATACAGAAATTGCAGGTCCCCAATTAATGTTCGGGAAAGTTGTTGCGTTTGCTTGAGACATTACTCTTGGTACTTCAAAACCGTTTTCAGTTTGAGGACCTTGCAATGTCCCTAAAATACTTCTACCTCCCCCTATAGATTCATTTGTTGTAATAACAAATGTTTGTCCACTCATTAGATTCATTGGGTAAGGTAAGATACCTGATACCCAAGGTTTACCTCCTTGTGTGTGCCAATTACCACCAGTACTACCACTTAAAACCATTCTACCTGGTCCACCATAAGTGTCAGCAGAATAAATTATCATCATTGATTGTGATGTTGGATAATCAGACATATATCCTTGACCAGCACCTGCAGCATCTGCGTTTGTAAATTGTGCCCCATTTACATATCCTTCATTGTTATCAGACATTAAATAACCCCAAGTTCCTCCACTTAACATACCTGGTTGAGCGGCTGGTCCAGCCCCTGCATATATTGATGGTACTGTTGAACTTATTGCGTTACCATCTGGATCTAACATTGGTATTCCTGTTCCCCCAAATTGATTGGCGCTTACTCCACCACATTGTCCAGCCGTACATCCACCTCCATATGCCCTCATTACGTTATCATAATTTGGTATATAACTTACAATTATATTCCAAGCATTACCCGCATTATATCCGGCGTACCCTAAAGGTCTAACAGCAAAAAGAGAATTAGATTCACTTAAAAACCCTTTAGCAATGTAAGATTGTTCGTATTTTGGAATTGTTGTTCCGGAAAAAAGAGTTGTGTCTAATCCACCGAAATAAGTTTTATATTCATCATATGTTTGTACAAATATAGGTTGTTGTGCTGGACCTCTTAAGGTTTCCCCCACAGTTGCTAATGTTGTAGCACCTACGCTTGGTGTACTGAATGTAAGTTCTCTTTCTGAGATATACACTCCTGGAGATAGTGAAACTTGATTCGCCATTTATGTTAAAAGTTTTAATCTATGTTATATATCGTCAAAACTTGTAGCGGTAGGTGTAATATTAAATTCTATTTCAATAAACTCTAGTGAACGAGTCGGTTTAATAAAAATCTTACCTGTCAACTTGTTTTGATCAATTTCTTCTGGGTCGTTAGAAAGAACAACCTTAAAGTCTGTTAAACCTCTATCTCTTCTAATATCTTCTAATATTGGGTTAACTAAACTTAGGAATTCTTGTCTTACTATTTCGTCATTTTGTTCAAATATTAATCTGACCGCAACTGCCGAAACTAATTTTCTAGCTCTAAGAAGTAATCTTCTAACATTAATTCTGTCAAGAGCTGACATTGCTGTTTGTAAGGTTTTATTACCCCAAATAACAGGTCCTGTTGCTGTAAATGTTGCGATTGGGTTTATCCTAGCTTCATATAAATCATCTCTATCGTCTTGTGTTAGATTTTTTCTTACTTTATTGGCTTTAACAATCCCTCTGTTGTAACCTGCAGTTGCAAACCATGGGAATGCCACATTATCAGTAATAGCCATATTTCTTAATACCTCACAGGTCGGAGACATATATAGTCTAACATTATTCTCAGTATCATTATATTGTATCCAAGGCCAATACGTTGCAACATAGTTACTATTAAGATCAGCGTCTTCTAAAGAGTCAACTGCACTTTCAACACTTTGGTCTTTATAATTCTGTGATGTTACAATATAAAGTGAATCAGCTCTGTCATCCTCTATCATTTCAATAGTATCATTAACTAAAGTTAAGTTATTAGTATAATCAATACCTGGTGTTGCGAATAAATTTATATCAGTCTCTTCTGGATTACCAAATTTATGAATTCCTGTTTGGAATGCGTACCAATCAGAACTTTTATTAAACTGGAAGTCTCCTGAAGCCGCTACTGCTGTTGCTCCTGAACCGTATCCCGCAGTGTAATAAGTTGCATTTTCTTTCCATAAATCCGTATTACTACGTACTGATCTATATGGTTCCCATCCGTCGTTTCCTCCAAAAGGTAATACAGTGAATTTTCTATATTTTTTATTATAGTAAACATTTTTACTAGCTGATAATGAGTTTGAACTACCAGCTCCGTAATATCCATTTACCGTATATTGTGATGAAGTTGCATAGAATGGGAAAGTTCCAACAGAACCTGAGAACCATACTCTGTAATCTCCAGCGTTTGTATTCTGTAAGAATGTACTACCAGATGCTCTAGTATCTAAGTGGAATCCGTAAGTTCTACCTGACCAAGCCGATGCACATAATGTTCTATCTCCAGCTGAGTTTATACTGTTAGTAGCACATCCGTGGTAATCAAACAAGTCTTGATCATAACCGAATTTACTTCCTAGACCTAAATAAGTTTTTCTGATGTTATCGGCTACTAGGTCATAACTAAGATTATAATATGCGAAAGGTTCTACTCTTGAGTGAAGTGCTAAACCGTCAGCCGCACCTGTTCCTTGTGTTTGTGTTCTTCCACTTAAGTTACCATAGTTACCTGAAGAGTTTGTTGTTGGGTATCCTTCATAACCACTTGGTACTGCATCTACTGGACAATTTTCGTCAATATCAACCATTATATATCTTGACCTTAACGCATATTCCCCATTTAATGTTCCAATCTTCTTACCTAAGTAGTTTTGACTTATTGGATTAAGGCTTATGTTTTTATATGATTCAAGTATTACTTGTTTCGCATCTGAATCACTGTACTCTCTAACTGCTAAATCAAAAGTTTTATTATCGATGTCTATATTAACAACAGAGAATTTTACGTAATTATTAGCTGTATTTCCATCAGCTATCATAATGATTCTAAATAATTTTACTATTTCGGTACCTCTAACTTCAGAATAAATCCATGGAGTTTGTGGTCCATCTGGTGTTGCTGTTGGTTGCCAAGTATCCGTATAGTTTTTCCAAGTAGTTTGTAGATTATAGAACGACATATCTTCAACAACATCTAAATAGTTGTTAGCTGCTGAACCACCCCATTCTTTACCCATTTGTTTAACTGCGTTAATATAAATTTGTTCAACGTAAAGTCTTTGGTCTGGGTTATTTTGGTCATAGTAAGGATTAGTTCCAAGAACTTTTGTAATATAGTTATTACTATTTGGATTAAAACTAACTAAGTATCTATCGTCTGCGGCACCTACACCTGCGAAAGCTTGTCTTTTAGCCGCGATTGTAAAGTCTCCCATTGCATTTGCCCACGCACCTCCTGCGATTAATGCTCCTGCCGTACCACTACCACCAATCATAATTCCATTAGCTGCTCTAGTAGGTGAAACTGCATTATCAGCGTAAGTGTCAAAACCTTGTGTTGGCACTACACCAATATGAATATTTGGTTGATTGAATGTTGACGCCCCGTAATATTTTCTAGCTCTAATTACACAAGCTGTTGTTGCTGATAGTCTTCTTGTTGACTGTACTTGTTGGCCGAGTGCTCCAGTATTAGTTGTACCAATACCTAAATTAATTACTAAGCCTTCTGTTGCGTCATAACCTGTACTACCTAATACACGTGTGGTCCATAAATTATTGGACTCGCTTAAATAAGCCCTAGCTATATATGTTGCTTCATATCTTGGGTGTTTTGTTGAACCCGCTGTACAAGGTTGACTTAAACAATATTGTTCTGTTTTTTGTCCCCCAAAATATGTTTTATATGTGTCATAGTCTCCTACGAATATTGGTTGGTTCGCAGGACCTATATAAGTTTCACCCGCCTGTCCTAAACGTGTTATACCAACACTAGAAGCCACAAATGAAAGGTCTTTCTCTGATGTATAAACTCCTGGTGATACTACTACTTGATTTGCCATGTTTTACTCTTTTTTATAATTTTTATTATTCTTTGGTTTTATAATAAATACTCTTGTTTTTTGCAAAGTGCGGAGGGTTTTTACCTTCAGTATGAAAAGAATCATACTTTTTTCATACTTATTTATATATGGACAAACTAAAACGTAATAAAAACCTTAAAATCGACACTAAGACCCATTCTATCTTAAAAAGTTATTGTGAAAAGAATGGTCTAAAGATGTTTGCCTTCGTAGAGAAGTTAATTAGACAATCTTGTTCTAAGATTAGTTATAATAAAAAAGATGATTTATATGATGATTAAATTTTGTTTATGTATCCATGTACAGTTACACTAGCATCTTGTTCACCATCTATAATCAACCCATTAAAATAAAGTAGATAATCTGGTAATACTTGGAATGGTAATTGGATAGCACCAAAGGACACTCCTTTATCTGAGCTAACATAAATTTTAGGACTAAAACCAGCACAATCACCAGATAACTCTTTACAATCTCTAACATTTTGAAGTGTGGCGGTGGTAAGTAAAGCACTACTAGTTACTTTAACTGGATTTGATTCTGTGGTTATAAGTGGAGAACCTAAATCTGACATACCAACTTCCCATAACATTGTTGTTGTAAATTCGTCTGTACTTCTACCAGAATCTAGTCCATCAGTTGCGTTAAGACTTGGTACGATTTTAGGTTCTGTTTCAAATAATGTAACAACTCTTTTTATTGCTGGTGTTACCTCATAATCCTCTTCATCCATAATATAACCCAATAGTTGCATTTCAAAACTTTGAACGTAGAATCTTTTTGCTTCAAATTGGTCAATAGTACTCTCGTCCCCAATACTTTCAAGTATTATTGGGAAGTAGTGTCCGTTACAGTTAATGTACTTTTGTCTTGATTGGAAAGCCTGCATCACAATCTTATTAAATTTATTTATTTCTCTCATCCTATATGAAAAGAATCTAACTTCGTATGTTAGGTTAACTGCGATTGGTTGTGGTATTTTATAAACATCGACACCCACCGAATCCCCATCATAGTTCGGGACCTTCATATAATCAAATCTTTGTTTTTGTGGTATTGTATATTGGGTAACTGGATTGGTACCAAACTGTATATCTGGTTGCCTAACTATTGTTACAAATGGAATTTGTACATTTCTATCTTTATCTGTGAATTGCCAAGTTCTAGCAAATTCCGCCCATCTTTGTATTGTTAAGAAAAACACAGGGACTCTTTTACCATCTAAAGTTAAAATTAAATCATCTTCTACAAATTTTATAAAATCTCTATCCATGTCTTCATATAAAACCCCTTTAGGTACAAAAGTACCACTAGCGTTCCAACCCTCTTCCCATAACTCTAATCTTCTTGCATGATTACGAGACTTTTGTTTTAATTGTACATTTTTTAAGAATTTCTTAGGTATTCCCATAATTAGATTGCTGTGAATTCATTAGGGTCGGCAACAGCACATTCTACCGTTCTAACCGCACCTTTATAACCAAATATAGTATGTTCATTATCTGCATTAATCTTACCATCATTAACCACAACCCAAAACTTCATATCACTTTCGGTATATCTATAACCAACATAATCACCATATTTAATATCAACCCCTTTTTCTCTTAATTGTTTTTCATATACATTAAATGTTAAGTTACCAAAATCTCGATATCTCATCGATCCATTAGGGTTATATGTTTGATTCTCACCAGCAACTAGTTCTAGATTCACTAATATTTCCACTGGAGGGAAAAATCTAACATTCTCGGAGTTAACTTCTTTATAAACATCATCTGTATCTGTTTCCTCTATGTCTATACTAAATAACACAACAGACATATGAAGATCTCCCTCCATATATTCTCTACCAAAATCAACTTCTAAATCAAAATCTTGATCGTCAAAGAATTTATTTAATCTGGTAATAGGTACCTTGGTTTGTTGGTTCTGTTTATTTTCCATATACTATAAATACTCTTGACTTAGTTATAATTAATCTTTAGCATTAAGCACGCCACTAATAACTATTAATAACTAATAATTATTTAATTGATCAATATAATATATATAATGCATGCTTGATCCAAATCGTATAAAAGATTACATTTCTCTAGTTAGGACTTACGAAGGTAAGAATGACTATTTGCTAACCCTTAAAGCTAGATTTAAGAACTCAAATAGTGTTAAACCGACACAAAGACAAATAGAATATATCCAACACAACTATAGGAAAATTCCAGTTGATGTGGATAAAGAAATATCCGTTAGTAACTACTTTGCTGTAAAACTACAAGAAGAACATCTTTTAGTTAAGATCCCATTAAAATTTAACATAGTTAAAATCTTATCAAACATGAAGGATACATTACACGTAATGGCTAAGTTTACTAAAAACCAATCATCTCCTACTATGATATGGTTACCTAAAAAACATATTGTTAAAGAAAGAACAAAAAATGAGGTTGGTTTTATTAATTACTCGGACTATGATAATCGTCCACCAATGGTACACCAAAAAGAAGCAATTGTGAGATTATTAGAATACGACAGATTTATCCTATCTGATGATATGGGATTAGGTAAAACAACATCTGCAGTAATCGCCGCTAAAATAAGTAAGTCTAAAAGAGTATTAGTTGTTTGTCCGTCCTCACTTAAATTAAATTGGAAAAAGGAGATAAGTAATTACGATTCTGAGGATGAAATTAATATCATAAATGGAAAGAAGTGGGGTGAAACAAAGAAATGGAATATAATTAATTTTGATATTCTCAAAAACTTTCACTTTTTACCTACAAAAAATAAAGGTATGTCTAAGACAACTAAGAGTATAATAACTAATTCTGAGTTTGACCTTGTCATTATAGATGAAGCCCATTCGATAAAAAACACAACATCAAAAAGAACCAAGATTGTTATGGACTTTTCTAAAAAAATTAAAAGGGTTTGGTTACTAACCGGCACGCCCGTAGCTAACCGTCCCATAGACTTTTTTAACCTATTAAAAATATGTAGGACTAGTATTACCCAAGACTGGGTTCATTTTGTTAAAAGGTATTGTGACGCTAAAAGATTTAGGGGACAAGGAGGAAGATTAATTTGGGACACAAAAGGAGCTTCCAACTTACAAGAATTACATGAATATACACAAGATTGTATCCTAAGAAGAAAAAAAGAAGATATTATAGATTTACCACCAAAAATAGTTTCTCCAATATATCACCAACTTGAGAATGCTTTAGGGTATCAAGAAATAATGGGGGAATATAAGTCCTGGTCTCTTAAACATGGACACGCTAATTTAGCTCAACATATGACTAAGTTAGTTACCCTTAGAAAATTTTTAGCAGAAGAGAAAACAAAACACACCATACCTTTTATAAAAGATCTAGTTGAACAAGGTAAAAAAGTAATAATTTTCACCAACTTCAATAACGAACAACAATTAATATTCGACATATTCAAAAAAGTTGCTGTACGTCATAACGGTTCTATGTCACTAGAGGAAAAAGAAAATAGTGTTGAGTCTTTTCAAACCAATGACAAAGTAAGAGTTTTTATAGGTAACATAATGTCGGCCGGTGTTGGTATTACCTTAACTGAAGGGGAGGTTGTTATAATGAATAGTTTGGATTGGGTTCCTAAGTCTCATGTACAAGCTGAAGATAGGGCATACCGAATTGGTCAAAATAAAAAAGTTAATGTTTATTATCCTATTTTTGATAAGACTGTTGAAGAGATAATTTATAAGTCTCTAAAATCTAAACAGAAAAACATAGACACCATTATGGGAGAATATTCAGAAGAAGATATTGTTGAAAGTTTAATTGACCAGTTGAGTTTTATTTAAGTTTATCTCCGTCTGAGGAAAGTATGTAGATAAAATCATCGTGACACAATAAACTTACACTACTTCCGTCTTCTAATTCCATCTGACCCCATTTTTCGTCAATTAAACGATTAGAACTTACAATAACATTTGCCAATGATTTAATTCTTACAACCCCAGATAGTTTTTCAGAGATTGTAATCTTTATATCTCCACCACCACGAGCTATTATTGTACCATCATAAATAACCTCATGATCATTTGAAATAATTTTTACTTTTTCTTCTTCATAGTTTTTTCTAAAGTCTGGGTCTACTTTTTTTCTTAACTCTATAAGTTCTTTAAGTATCACAGAAGATAAAAGTTCGTCTTTCACCCCTCTTAGTGTGCCGTCACTATTAAATTTAGCGAAATTAGGATTAATATCATTAACATCTTCAGCTATAAGACCATATTGTACGTTACCCGGAAACTTCTTAAACTCAAATTGTGCTGGTTTTAGATTATAAACCCAAGAACTATCATACTCATAATCAATATTCATTTTTAGTTCCCTTAGGGAAGCTGTTGTACCAACAAGTCCTTCAGAACCTATCTTCAATGTGTCAAAAAGCTCTACATTATTTAAGACTCCTCCAGGACCAAGAAAAACTTGACATGTATTTGAGTCGACATTAGCATATGGTCTCCTATCACCAATTCTAATATTCATACCATCGTCAATTGTTAAACCAGTCATCCCAATACCAGTAGAATTGTTGTAATTTGAAACGGTAAACGCTGTACTAGCACTTGTTGTACCACTACCTACAATCATAACAGTAGCTGGGTTATGATGTCCCCCATTTTCAATATTTGTCCAATCACTAGATTTATATCTAAAGACTGTTTGTTGTGAAAATACTCCGTACTGACCATTTAATCCATTATCGTTAAGGTTAAATTTCATTCTATTAACCTCATATACATCAGTACTGTTATTAGGATAAGGCATTGTAAATTCCCAAGCCCTAGTAACTGGACTATATCTCATATAAGGAGTTGTACTAACAGTACTAGAACTCATATAAAATTTAGAATAGTAAGGATAACCAACAATGTCTCCATCGGTAATCACAGACCCCAATTCAAGAGTACCTAAGATTTTAGTATTACCTGAAAACTCAGCGCTTGTGTCTTGATGTTGTCGTAACTGTCTAGAATAATCAACTAATGTTGTAAATGCCATAAGAAACTATATTACATACAGCCCTAGAGGTCTGTATTGTAGAGATTTATTTATCGATTCAGCCTCACTTGCTCTTTGTTCCGTTTGACCAAAGTTACTCATACTTGTTAATCTTTCTCCAAGCTCCTCAATAAGTTTAGATTGTTCATCTTTACCTTCGTCTAATAAAGATTGGTAATCCATCGATACTTCTGCACCTGGTACGTTTAATGCACCTGAGAACTTACCTCTAATACGTCCTAGGGTCTCTTTTGCTAACCCTAAAAGGTATCTACGAACCCAAATCTTAGATGGTAAATTTAAGGACGAGTAGTCGATTGAATCTAATGGAACGTCTGACGGTAATTTAATAACGTCTGTATTTGCTTGTAGACAAGCCTCCCTATCCTGTTCTTCATTTTCCGGTACTATTTCGTAATACCTATACCAAATTTTACCTTTATAAAGAGAAGTATTTCCATAATCATAGGAACCCCCTGGTACTGGCATAACCCACAAATATCTTTGTCCACTAGGGGCCGCTGTCACTTTATAAGTCAAATCTCCTCGTATTAATCTATTTTTTAAGTTTCTATCAGATTGTCTTAACAACACATCGAAAGCCGGCATTACATAATATGACCCCATACCAAATTGTGCCAAACCACCCTCTCCACCAAAACCTGCACCAAAAGCACCACCAATACCCATAAATGGATCGATAACCGCTTGGTCTAAACTTGGTGGTGTGAACCATAAAACCTCATTAAGTTCTCGATTTGCTGGTATTAAGTATTGTTGTTGATTAGCCACTAATTCTACAAAATCAGTTTTAAGTTCCCAAGGACCTCTTGATTGTAGTCCTACTGCCTTAGAATAAGCATATGTAAATTGGGTTTCATAATCAAAATCCCTTGTTGTTAAGTTTATAGCTGTGTCTGTTTCACTAACATCCAAACCAATTAATGAGGGCCATTGATTATCTACTAGCCATTCATATTGATATTGTACGTAGTCCTCGACCGCTATTGATAGTAGTGTGTCTAATTGATCATTAGTTACTTCTACTTTTCGAACTGGGGCTCCTAATCTATGTCTAGTTTTAGTAAATAAGTCAGTTCTATCATCTGGTGTAATATTTGTTGCCATAGAGTTATATTCTTTCTATATAAATATTAAGAATATAATAAAACGAATGTATAAGTTAGGGTTTTCTATTTTTCTGAAGCTGTGCTACCTGTATCACTAGTGGCCAAACATCCTCCCTTTTTTCCTTTACAAGAATTTTCCATAATTAAGATTTTTTGTTTATAGATTTAGATTTTGTTATTTTTCCCGTGAAGATGGTATCACCAACACGTATCTGCACTTGCTCATCAACCTTTCTCTCAACAATAATTTCTTCAACTACTTCCCTAATTAAACTTTTAAGTTCTGTTGTATTATTTGTGTTAATTGGTGGTTGTTCTTTTGATTCTTGTACAACTTCTTTTTTGGTTACAGGATTTGGGTTAATCATTTTAACTAGGTCAGGGTCTAAATCAGCCATATTTGACGCTGGGTCTTGTGATGGATTATTTATCATCATTTCCACTACCGCTTTTGGCATCCTAGTAGTTTTTGCGTTTTTAAGAGTTCTCTGCATTGGTCTTGTAGGGTCTACTGTCATTTTTGGTGTCGCTCCAGATGGTAAACTTGTTAACATTTGTGAAGAATCAACCATACCCCCTGGTAAGGGAGCCCTATTTTCGTTAATACCTTTTTGGGAATATTCTCCTCCGTTCCCACTAGGACCCATTTGTGATTCTACTTTATCTAATACTGTTTTAGATTTATTAAGTATTCCTGCTAATTGATTTATATCTACTGGTGATTCTGCCATAATTAAAATTTTGCTTGTGCGTATATCCTTGTCATATCCTTATCTCCACTAGGGTTATATAAAGGTTTAGGTTCATTAAATATATCACCACTATTAACAAAGTCAACCATACGGTCTACCCTAAACATTCTCCATCCGGGCATATTTTCAGGTGTGTCTGACTTACCTTCTAGTTGATAAGCTCGTATTACTGGATTTTCTCTTTTTGACAATCCGTAAACATATGGCTCTATTTCTCGGTATCCTGGATTAGAAATAGTGTCTCCCTCATAATATATTGTACACACATTACGATTGTTTATGGCGGAGATTATTTGACTCCTATTTACTGCCTCTAAGATTATATCCTTAAATACTGAAGTTAACTTCATTTTATATTAAGATTAAGGATTTGATTGGTAAGGGTATTCAGTTAATTCTGGACCGGTATAAGGTGTGTCTGGAGACATTCCAGTCAAAGTCCCATTATAGGAAATTGCTTCGTCTCTTTTTTCAACATCTATACTTGTACCTACTTGAGCATCAAAAGGTGCTGCGTAACCACCAACTGCCCCACCCGCAAAACTAGAGTTTCCTCTACCTTTAGAGTCTCCATCTGCTTGAGCGTTTGGGTGGTTATAGCTGTAAGCTACTGTCTCGTCATATCCGAATTTACTTTGGTTTAACGCAAATGCTTCGTCTCGTTTAGCGTTTGCTACTTCATCTAATGTTTGTGCCATAATTCTATTCTTTAATTAATTTGTTTATTATTCTGGTCATTTCTTTATATACTGCTCTATTATTCATTATATCACGAGAGTTACCAGTTATTCTCGCCACATTACTTTTTGTCACGTTTTTATTTTCTTTGTCCTTGGTATGGGTTTTTTTGAATTGGTTTGTCATACCAGCATCCGCTTTAGTCCTTTTTTGTCTGGTGATGTCCCCTCTTGATCTTTCTAGAGTAGATGTAACCCACTTTTCCATTGGTTCTCCTCCTGATATTAAATATTCTCTATCACTCTTATTCCCAGAGAAATCATTAAAAAAGTTTTTCATTCTTTTTAACATAGAGTAAGTCATAGTCCTATCTGAAACAATATTTTGAGCTCTTTTATATCCCTTTAATTTTTTATCGTTTCTTTTTAATTCGGTATTTAAGGAATTGATGACATTATTAGGTATAGTCCATTTATTCCCATAAAGTTCACTATTCGCCATTTATAATACTTATTAAATTGTTTTTTATATCTTGTGGTACAGAACTAAAATCTACGTCTTTAATTAAATCATTAAAAATTATCAACCTTTCTCTATTCTCCCTTTCATTCCATAATTCCTTAACTAACATCACCCACTTAACCAATATAGGATCCTCATCGGAATATTGTGATAAACTCATTAAATTAGTTTCTTTATTGGGTACGATATCCTTATATGAACCACTTTTAACTATATCCTCCAACATATCCTTCATTAGTACCTCAGACTCTTGAATTTTATCTTTAGAGAAGTAATCACCAAAAGAACTTTGCTTGCTATTCTTTTTTAATATTTCATAAAATTTTCTTGGATTGTGTTGTAGTTTATCTGCTAACTCAGAATATGGTTTATTTTCATCATCTTCCCCCCACCATCTACGATAACCATAAAAATTAGAAGCCCCTTGTCGGGTAAGTTTTTCATATTGATCTGAAGTCTTATCACTACCAAAATCGTGATTAATAGTATAATCACCCGAAATAATACTCCCGGTTGAATCTATCAACTCTTCTAAATTTTTCTTTTTCATAGTATGTGTTTTATACTATAAATATCGAATCATAATAAAACGTTTAGGATTTTATATTGAATTGTCTATTTTATCTCTAAAACTGACATTAGATGTTCTTTGGGTGAACTTTTTATATCTGCCCAAAATACCACTTCTCTTTCGTCCATTTTCATTAAATCTTCCATAGTGTCTTGGTCTTTTTCTGCGAAAGGAACTCCAGATATTAGTGACATTTGTGTTTTGGTGTAATATTCTCTTGGTTCTAGTAATCCTTTTTTATCAACACCTTTTAATACATTATCTCGTATTGCTGGTTCGAAAGAAACTAATAATGGTTTAACTCTTTTATTAAAGTTTGATACGTATCTAGCCTTATTGTAATCTCCACATATGTCTGGATTTTTTTCCATTTCATTTTTATCTAACATATAACAATTAAAGGTTAATACTCCTTTTTTCTTTTGTATATCTCCATGTGAAGCTCTTAAACCATTGTTAACATAAAATATTGTATCCCCAAGACTAACCCTAACGTTGTTTTTTATAACCAATTCCATATGGGCTTGTGAAGGTAGGGGATTACCAGCTTTATTATTACCTCTATTAATATATGACTTAACTGTTCTTTTTATTCTAGATTTAGATGCTATTTTATTAAGTGGTATTTTACAATCATAGATATTTTGTAAATGCTCGTAATAATATTCTATGAATTCTGGTCCTTTACCATTTAATAACATGTTCAAACCATTATCAATAAACTCTTTAACA